ACAAAATGTCCCATTTGGCCAGTGGGATGGCATCTTCGGATGCCAGCTGCGAAGGCCCTGCGCTCCTTCAGGCTTCAGTGCCTGATCCGTGCGCAGTTTGTCATCGAACGGAATTGCTTCATCTCACAAAACCGTAGCCATTTTGGCTCAATTGCGTTGGGAGTCCTCCACGTTTATTGACAAAATGTCCCATTTGGCCAGTGGGATGGCATCTTCGGATGCCAGCTGCGAAGGCCCTGCGCTCCTTCAGGCTTCAGTGCCTGATCCGTGCGCAGTTTGTCATCGAACGGAATTGCTTCATTTGATGGAGCAGTATCGCAATTCGATCACTACGGATTATGTTATTCTTGAGGTTCCTGTTCAGGCTTATTGCTCTCGTTGTGGAGCTCCGCCATTGACTTCTTGGTGTTGTCAAGAGGTTCATCACAAGTTTGTTCAAGTTCCTGTGCCTCTCGAGATGTATAGTTATGTTGAACGTGCTCAGGCAAGCGCGTTTACTTGTGTTAAGGAACCAACCGGCCGTTTTGGTTGGTGGAATACTTTCCGTAGTGATGTCAGGAAGGCGAATGTTCTTAGGGCGTATCAGGTGTTTGTACAATACTTGGGGCGTTATGAGACAAGTAATATGACAAAGTTGTCAGTTCTTACTTGGTTGCCCCATGCTATGACTATGTACGCATCTAGCATTCGTGGTGCGCGTAGAACATTTCGCTTGGCAGTTCCTGATACTTCTCGTGAAGTCGTTGCGAACAATGCGGATGATTCAGATTCAGGTTCTAAAGGCGGCACACCTAAGGATGAATTCATAACCAATGATGAGGTTGGCAATCCAGATGTTCAGGATGAACGTTTGTTGGCCACTCAGTTAATTGGGGATGAATATGGTGAAGAGGATCGGGTGAAGTATGATCCTAATATTGTGCGTGATGATAAATTTATTGGCACGCGCATTGGACCTGATCTGGGCCCGGTTGAAGGTTTCTGCACGACCGGTCCGAACGCGCAGGCTGCTGTTAAGAAAAGGATTTCTCCTCCTGCACCTAACATCTCTAAGAAGATGGCCAGCAATATTGAACGCACGGTTAAGAAGTTATGTAAAACTGTTTTTTCCGAAGAACGTGTTCGTGCTTGGCGTGCTGAGAATCCTAACTTTGAAGAAATGGCTTCAAAGAAGTGGTCTGCAGAAAGATGGCGAAATACGGTTGCAACTGTTTTGGCAGAATCTGATCCACATATTGAACAATCAACGCAAATCAAGGAGAATGAAATATTGCCAGCTGCTGGCAAGGCCCCGCGTTTGATCATTAATTGTGGAGATAAGAGTCAGGTTATGATGAAGCTTCTTATCAAATGTGTTGAGGAGAACATGTTTGAATATTATGAAGATGCTTCTATTAAACATGCCCCAAAACATGATGCTATGGGAAGGATCGCAAAGAGGTTGTACCAAACCAAAGGATGCAACATCATTGAAGGTGATGGATCTGCTTGGGATGCTTGTTGCAATAGTGAGATCCGTGGTTTGATTGAGAATAAGGTTTGCGAGCATGTTGCATGGGTGTTGGGCAATGACGCCGAAGTGCCAAAGGGCTGGTTGGATGATACTTTGCGTGATATGCGAAAGAAACGTTTTGGTGCGTTTCTTAAAGGCAAAGACCAACCCATTCGTCTTGATTTTGACGCAATAAGGCAATCTGGCCATGCTGGCACATCATGTTTAAATTGGTTGACCAATTTTGTGTGCTGGCTTTGCGTTTTGTGTGAGGAACCATGGAAGATGTTGGTGAAGGATAAGAAAGGTCGACTTCCATGGACTTATATCTCACGCATTGATCACAAGAAGCATATTCTTCAATATGCTTTCGAAGGTGATGATTCCATTCTTGCCACCAGTGAAGATGTGCATAACGAGAGGTTTCAGAAGCATGTTTTCAATGAATGGAAAAGTTTGGGATTCAAGATGAAATTGGTGCTCCAAGGCCGGGATTGTTCCTGGTGGAAGCCTGAAAATCCAAGCGATGAACACCCATATGTTGATAAGTTCAAGGACGGTTATGCCACATTCACTGGATTTGACTTCTTGGTTGGCCCAAAAGGTCTCAAAGATTGTTTTCTTCCTGAGATCAAGCGCAATATTGCTTCAAGCGCATGGACCACTTCCAGGGTTGTGTTGGATTCTCCTGATAAGGCCCACGAAATTGCATCTGCTGCATTTCTTGCCCGTGCTTTGAACTTTGATAGTTATCCTCCCCTCCGGAATTATTTCGCCCAACTTGGCAAATCACACGCATTGAAAACCGCCGACCGTTCGATTGACACAGCTGAGGCTTTAGACCTTGGCATTGCAGCCACGAATTCGATAGTTGAATCTTTAGATTCATGTCTGAGTTCGGCTTCGACGGATGTGAGCAGAGATATGGCCTGTTTGGTTTATAGAACCACTGGTTTTTCTGATATTCAGCGTGAAGCAGTGTTGTATAGTTGCACTATTGATGATCCGCTGGATACCCAAGCCATTAAATTCATTCTTCCTGATGAATTTTGGCCTGCTCGCAAGCATAAGCCACGTCGAAGCTGCGCGCTATCAGGTGTGGTAGGACCGGTCACTGGCTGCGGTCAGTGATTATCTAATGCCACCTGATATCTGATAGAGACGTTAATGTATTCCAGTCGATACTGATAGTTCCTTGCATGCGTTCATCGAGGACTCCCGCCTTCCTCTGACAAAGGAGGGTATTAGAAACCCGGACCCGGAAGAACTGACGATGCACGGGGTTGTGGTGTTAATCTATGCTAGAGCACTAGTGGTTAACATCCGTAGAGAAGTCACACTCGAAGGGTTGACCTTATGGTTCAGTAGGGGCGGACTGCCATCTGTCTTGAAGAGCTAGGCGCACCGGTCAGGGTGCTGCGGTCGTAGGATTGGGTTGTGCTAGTCCATCCTGCGCGGTGAGGGCCACATGGAGTCGGGGTAGCGGCCGATTTGGTTTGAGCAGCCATGCATCATTTTGGTGTTCCATGCCGCCGACCTGCATGCATAGTGGGAGGGGGATTTTGTCACCTTCGAACCTATGTGGTGGGGTGCACAGTTGTGATAGTGGAATGAACAACTAGTGGAATGGAGGAGTGACTTCATTTCGGCGTCGGTTGAGTCATTTCAGCTGTGCCTGTCGGAGATGAGCTACGTACCGGTAGGATTCACGTTAAAATCCACTGATGTTTCATTTTCCGCGGTTGGCAGACCATCTTATTGTTAGAAAGAGCGAGTGATGCAGGGGCATCTATGCGCACTAACAATGAATTAGCTAAAGCTTTGGGGATTTCCTTGAATAGTGAAACAACCTCGGTTATTTCCTTGATGTCAGATGCCTCATCAGAAGCAGGAACGGAAGAACTCGAAATTATCGAGGAACTCCCGTTGTTCGACATCGAGACCGATGAAGAATTATGCGTTGCCAAGCATGAATATGAAGGGATATATTCCTGCCAACGCTATGACTTCCCGGGGGAAATCGAATGCTATTTTTACGCCGGCGAGAGACACGTCCGTGTGTCCCTTGAATTTCTTAATTCCACGCGTCGACGAGTGTATTTCACTATTGAAGATGTTGATTCAGATGCAGAAGAAGAAGAATCAGAGTATGGATATTCGAACGGAGAGTTCGCCCCATACGGAGGTCTCGACTTC